TTATTGTTGAAAAAATTGAATCTGAACCATCAGCAGCAGATGATGGACTACCTGCACCTCCTGCACCTACTGTTACTGGGATACTTGAAACTGATGCTGATAATGCTGCTGGTGCATTTCTTGGACTTGCAGGATAACTTGTAATATCAGGTGAAGCAAAAAATCTTACACCTCCTGCACCTCCTCCGCCACCTCTATCATTACCACCTGCACCTCCGCCAGCTACAACTAAATAATCAATCGTATTTGATCCTCCTGGTGTACCTGCATTTGTTATTTGAAAAGTACCTGGACTAGTGAAAGTATGAATTTTAAAATCTCCTACTTCAGCTGTGGAATTGCCACCAGTTGCAGCTACAAAAGGTGGAGTTCCCGTTTCGGTATCTTCTGCATTTTGCACATTTACCCAACCCTTTGTTGAATCTACATAAACTAATGTTAATCCTTGACCATTTACATTTAAAGTCAAGCTGGCGGCAACACCTCCAATTTTTTCAGATCCATTTGGAGATATTATAAAGTTATGCGTAGCAAAATTCCTTGCATAATCTGCAACTGCTACAATTGCACCTGCACTTCCAGCAGGTAAGTTCATCGTTATTGAACCACTTGCATTTATAAAATACCCCTCTCCATTTGCCGCTGTAAAAGTTGAAGTTTTAATATCACTTGTTTGCCAATTAACACTTCCTGATCTACCAAATCCTGTTTGTGTAGCACCACTTCCTAAAGTTACTGCTGTTCCACAACCACCTATAGTTAAAGTAGAACCTGATGACTTTACGATTTCATTTACTTCTATCTTACTCATACTATAACGACAGTTGCCCCTGATTCAATTGTTAATGTTGCTGAAACTGTAAATGGTCCAGCAAAGACTGCATTACTTGAACCCTCAATAAATACATCTCGTTTTAATTCTTTTTTGTGATAATTATCAACATTATCAACTCCTGGAGTTTGACCAACATAAACAATACTATCTTTTTCTTCCATTAGTTCCTCCTACGAAACATCTGTAAGTAATCCCATGACAATATCTACATTACCTGACGAATCACTTGATGTTGCTTTTAATTTATAACCTGTACCTAAAACAAACTTACCTTTTAGTATTTCTATTTTAGAATTTGGTGGAATTGATACTGCATTTACAATAACAAAATCATTTGAACCATCATTCATTTTGACAGTTAAAGTAAGTGATGTTGTCGTTTTATTTGCAGCAGTAAAACCAATCAAAATCTGTTTATTAGCAGTTGTTGTAATTATATCTGTTTCTGAATTATTTGATAATGTTACTTCTGTTGATAGAAAATTATTTGCCATTTATTTATCCTCCTAAAGCTATTGCAAAGGGGATTGCATTTGGATCGCTTTCACCCTCTATGGTTACTGTCGATGGTATAGTTGCTGTTGCAGCATTTGTTGCTACCTCAAAAACAGATACAAATGCTGTACCATTGTAATACTTAAAAATAATTTTATTAGTTGTATTAGTATCAGCAAATATCATTCCTGAATATTTTGTACTAGGTTCTGATGTCCCACTATTATTAGTTACTGTTGCAGAGAACGCATTGTTCATATCGCTTCTGAAACTAGGAAATCCTTGGTTCGCTATTATGTAATCATGTTGTGCCATAAATCACCCTATATCATCTATTAGTTGTATATTCAATCATTATTACACTCCCTTTGCAACATAGTCAAATGTTCTTGATATGCCTGTTCCACTGCTATTTTGGAATGCAATATTAAAACCTGTCGTACTTTTCCCTGTTATAGCATACTTATCACCTGATGCCATATCTTGTACAGATAAAGTAATTGCTATTGAATTAAGCAAATTAAATGCTTTGGAATATGTAATTGATTTTGTACCTGTACCTGAAACAACATCGTTTTCAGAAACAGTAAATGCTTCTAGCTGTAAAGTTACACCTACTGCTGTTACTATAGGAGTTGCTGTATTATTATCTGACTGCATTAAAACCCTAAATTTAAAAAATCTTCCTGTATAATCACCAATTGTAAAATCCTGGAATGTTGAAAAGGTAACATTATCATCTGATACAGCTATTTGAAGTTCAGATGAAGATTGGGTATTTGCATCTCCATCAAAGTTAGATGGTTGATCATCAAAATCCCCAGTTACAAAGTCAAATATCCTTGCCCTATCTGTAACTTGCTGAGTAAGTGTTGCTGTAATTTGTGTTGTTACAATAGCACCAGCATCAACTGTTTGTGCAAATTCATAAGTACCTGATGATTTGACAGTTGCATTTTGACCACCATCAAATAATGTTTGTGTTATAGAATCAAAATTTCCAGTAACATCATCAAAAAGCTGATTACCAGCAAGAACAAGTGCAGGTGTATCATCATCACCAATAGTTGTTAAAACAACATCTGTTTTTGAACCAGCAAAAGTTGGGTTTTCATTTTGTGTAAGAAGATTTGTAAATTCACCAATTGTTGTTACTTGTGTTACTACACTACTTGCATTGATTGATACATTCCCTAGTTTATCTACAGCTTTTATTAAATATGTGCCTGTTTTAGCTGGAACAACAATAGAAGTTCCTGGTCTTGATAGTTTTTTTACTAATACGATTGAGTTTTGCCATTCAGCTCCTGTTGTAAGTGGACTAAAGTTTATTCTATAATGTGATAAATCTAAATCAGGTACAGGATCAAAACTTAAATGAGCTTCTTTACCAATTATATTACAAGCAAAGTTTTCTACATCAGATGGTGGTGCTATCTGTCCAATAATAGTTCTTGAACCAGTTATTGTAGAAGATTTTACACCGAAAATATTAACACCTCTCACTCTTACTTGATATTCTGCTTTATCAATTACATTTAAAAATTCATATTTAGTTCTAGTACCTCTACCAATTAATTTAAAATCATCAGTAACAGAATTTCCATCTGCATCTGTAAGTTGTTTCACCTCTACTTCAAATATTTCTGTAAAGTTATCTGTTGGTGCTGTAAAATTTATTACAAGTTTTACTATGACAGTTCCATCATTATATTGTACTAATTCATCTGTAAGTGTCAAACCAGTCGGTGCAGAAACAGTTGTAGCATTTGGTAAGTTAGTTGCTTTACCACTTGATATTGTAGAATAATCACTTGTACTAAAATCATAAACATCACTTGCTGTTTCTCTAAATTCTGCTGATATTGTTGGTACAGGAGCATCACTACCATTTGACATTGCAAATGACCAGTTACTTATCTCAAATGTTTTACTTGAAAATCCAAGTCTAGAGTTTGTAATTTGGACTGTATCACCAATATCTAATTCAAATGCTTTCAAATTAAATTCACCTGTAAAACTAATTTGTTGTCTTGCTTTAAGCAATTGTATTTTCGCTAATCTTTGGACTGTATGACTAGAAGTTGTCATTGGAAAATTAAACTCACCAAATATTCTTTCTGAATTATCTTCTGTTTCAAAAGTTGAATTAGTAAGTATAGGATAATCAGTTGGTTGATAGTTATTATCAGGTTCAGAATACAATCCTTTTACAGCATTAAATAATTCTTTTTTTGATATTCTTGTATTTAAACTAATACCACTTCTCAAATGTTCTTCATCTAAAGTAACAGATGGTGTTTCATATACTGCTGGTCTAATTTTAAATTGTCCATTAGAATAAATAAGATGTCCTGCAATACTAGATAACATATTTTGTAAAACATTTTTGGGTGTTTTTTCAAGTGTAAATGTACCATTAAGTGTAAATCTATTTTCTGTACCTGATGGGTTTGCAATTGTTACTGATTCATCACAAGTATTTGCAACTGCTGAAAAGTTTGTATCATTTATTTCAGTACTATCAGCATCTAAACCAAATCTATCATTCAATAAATAATCTCTTATACATAATGCAGGATTTGTACTAAATGCTGTTGCACTACTTCTAGGGTCAAATACTTTTCTACCCTCTACTTCAAAAGAGATATTTGGAACACCATTAGGATAAACATCAGAATCAAAATTAATTCTAGCATATAAATATGATATACCTCTTAACCTATGATTTGTTGTCCATTGTGTTACTTCTGAAACTAAATCAGCATCTGCTAACTGAGCATCTAAACCTAAATGTTTTTTTATTCTTGCTTTTCCCTCATACTTATTACCACTTGAAGGAAACAACCTTGCAATACCATTTGAATCTGAACCATCTTGTGTAAGTGGTACTTCATCTTCATTAAAAAAAACTTTTGTTATGTTATTAACTTCATGACCAGCAACAGTTATTATCATGTGTAAAAAATCATTTGTACTTCCTGTAGATTCTGCATAAACTATAGTTCCCCCAACTCTTACTTTTCCATATATAATTCTTTGTGGTGCAACACCTGATTTTGCTGTAACCATTGTGCCTTGTTGAAGATTGGTTCCTACTTCAGGTATATCTATATCAGGTGCTAATTTTTTATTTACAGCACCAAGAATTAATTGTGAACCAGCAGAAACAATAAATGTACCAACTAAACCAGCGGCAGTTCCTGATAAACCAACTGCTGTTCCAATCTTTGTTGCAAAAGCTGATGGACCAATTGCAGGTATAGCGGCAAACCCTACTGCTATTGCTCCTACTACTAATGCTGTTTTGACTGTTTTACTTCCCATTATTCTATTCTCCAGGCATAATTACAGGTGTTTGTAAGTCTTTTTTCTTGACCTATTTTAGCTTTGAATATTGACCATTCACCCGAGCAGATGCCCATTGTTCCTCCTAATTCTTCATCAGTTTCAAGAAATACCACATCTCCTCTTCTAGCAAAAGATGTATTTATTTCTTTAAAGTTATTTTCTTTTGCAATATCTCTAGCAATATCTAATAAATCTTTTTTGTTAAACTCTTTCAATATATCTTTTGCTTCTTTTATAGTTTTGTATTCCATATCAAAAACCTTTTTACCTGTTACTACTTCTATTGCTCCAATAACAAAATTTACACAATCAGATTTTCCCCTTTTAAATTTTACCTTTTGTTGTTCTATAATATAGTTTGATAATTTAGTGTCCCAATTATCTACTCTCATTATGAAGTCTTTTTACCCCAAATAATTTCTTTATCTTGTAAGTCAGGTACAAACTCAAAACCTAAATCACCACTAAAACTTAATTGTTGATCTTCATGTGTATATCTTCTTTCTTTTGGTCTATCTAAAGCTATCAATCTGTTTTCTAAATTTAATACAATAGTCGCTGATTCTGCTCCCTCATCTATTTTCATTATATCCATTTTACCTTTAAACAAAGTATAAACATCTGCTATTACTGATTTGTTAGTATCAAATAAACCTAAAAAGATACTTGCATTTCTATTTGTGTAGTTTGCTGACAATGCAGCAGAAATCAAAGAAGATTTTATTCCTGTCAAACTTAATGTTGCACCTATAGCTTCTACTTGATCACTTTCTGATACAGCACTTACACCCATCAAATCACCTAAACCTGTAAATGTATTTGAAGAACCACCTGCTGTCATAGTCAAATCACCATAACCATTCCAAAATCTTAATGTACCTGTACTAAATTCTAATTCTACTGCAAGAAGTGGTCTTACAACTTGACTTGTAATTGCATTATTAAATGCAGTTGTAATACTTCTAGACATTAGTCCTCCAATATTTTCAATATTTTCTTTTGACCCATATATATTTCTGTTTTAGCATTTATCTTTTTACAACTAAAAACAACTCTATTTGGGTTTACTTCTCTTTCTGCTATCCTTTTGGACTTAAGACAGTCACTCATTTTTGGTTTATATACATGCTCTATAATAGAGCCATTCAATGTTAAAATTAAAGCTACTACAATCTCTGTCATTTGTTCCCTCCATTTGCTCTTACTTTATCTTTTACAATCTCTAATTGATCAATAATTTTATCTACATCTTTTTGTAATCTTTGTATATTTACTTTGTTGTGCATCATTGATTCCATTTGTTCCTGTATTTTTTCTACATCTTTTACTAAATCTTCTATCAATAAAAATTGTTCTGAATCAGCAGGAAGACTACCTAGTTCACCCAATGGCCATTTAATTCTAAACTCTGTATTCATTTCTATGTCTTTTGAATTTAACTGATTTTGTGTTTCTAAAACATTTATCCTTTCTATAACTCCAAAACCAAACCATGCACCAATCAAACATGCACCTATGATCGTGATTAAGTTCCTAGCAGGAAGTTGTATGCCTGTGTTATCTGATAAATTTAATCTTTTCATTTCTTTTTCTTTCTCCCCATATAATGATCTCCAGGTTCATAATTCCATTTTTTTCCATGATGACCTCTTATATCACAATATAACATTCTTAATTTTACAATAATTTTTCTTAATCCTCTTGGCATTATAATGCTTCTGTTGCTGACAAACTTATGCCATATTTACTTACTTGATCTGTATCCCAACCTGTTTCATTGGAATCTAATCTAAATAAAGTTGTTGTATTTGAATATGTGACCGTTGCATCATCAGCAATTGTTTCTATTCCTTGTCTCAAAGATGGCTCAATTTTGACATTTGCTTCACCTGAGCTATTACTATTTACATCTTCTGTAACCATATATAAAAATGAACCTATCTGTATATAATCACCAGCTTTGAAAACATTATTTGTACTATTAGCAAAACCATCTAAAGCTACCTGATTACCTGTTTGACTAGCACCATTTACTCGTATTGTGCCGGTAGCAACACCTTGTATTGTTTTTCTATCTTGATCACCAAGTTTAAATGTTCCTCTTCTACCTCTTAATTGTAAAAGAAAAGCAATTACAACTGCCGCTTTATCTTTTAACATTGGTGGAAATTTTATTTGTGTAGTCCAAAACTCACCCTCATGTTGGAATACTTGATCTTGACCTGTAAATGGTGAGCTTGATACAGCAACTGTTCTTACTAAACTAAATCTTTGTGTTTGTATTCCTGAAACAGTTGGAAATGTTAATGGGTATGATGGTGTAAATACTGCCATAATTATCCTCCAAATGCCTTTGCAAATTTACCACCTCTTAATTTAGCATCAGCTACTGCTGATATTGTTGATTGTTGTATAGTAGGTAACAAGTTTGCTATTTCTGTTCTGACAGTAGAGGTTACACCCAAAGCAAAATTTAAGTTTTGATTTATAACAACACCCTGTCCACCACCTGACATTGCACCAGGAGTTAAACTACTTGGAACAATACTACCTGCTGTTCTAGGTACGAATAATTCAGGACCCCTTTCACCAACTAATCTTGGTTGATTTGCTTGTTGAACATTACCACCTGTAGCACTTGATGGTGTAAAAAAACCACCAAAAATACTTTTAGCAACCTGTGTAGCTCCTGCTTTCACTCTATCTAAAATTATTGTTTGTATAATTGTTTTTTGTATATCAATTAATAATTCTCTTAAAATAGCTTTAAAATCTAAACTAGCTGTTTTACCCTCTATAAAAGCATCGGTAATCTTTTTTCCTGCACTTTCAAATGAGGCACCTATTCCATCAGCTATTTGATTTACATCTTTTAATTTTTCTGTTTGATCAAAGAAAGCTTGTGTTTGTTCTGTAATTAAAGGTATTTGTTTTATCAATTCCTCATTAACTCTTGCTAACCTATTGGGTTCATCTTTAAATAAAGCAAGAAGTCTATCTCTTTCTTTAAATATTTCATTTAAAACTGCTTCCTGTTTTGCATTTTTTGCACTTAGAAGTGATATAGTATCAGTTCTTTTTTTTGTAGTTTTGAGTGTTTTTTCTTCAAGTTGTCTTGTGTTTTCAATTGCTAATTGTCTTTCATGTTCTGCTAAAGCTGTTTCTAATAATTTTTGTTTATTTCTTTCTAACTCAACATTAATAGCTTTGGTTGCATCTTCACTTTCACCTAATTTACTTCTTAAAGAGTCTTCAAGTTTATTTCTTAATTGTAGGAATTTAGCTTGTGCACCTCTAGCTTCTGCAAGTTCTGTTTCTCTTTCTGTTGCTCTTATTATCTTTTCAATACTTTTATCAGCAATATCACTTGCTTTATTAATAGCTTCTTTTTCTTTATTTAAAAAATCAATTTTTTGTTTTCTTGCTAAATTTTCTGCTTGTAGTTTGGCAGTAGCTTCTTCTAATTCTCTTATTTCTTTTTGTACTTTTCTTTTTTCTTTAGTTTTTCTTAAATTATCTTCTTTAATTCCTAATTCATTTATTCTTTGTATATTTTTTAATATTTGTTCATCTGTTTCTTTAAAATTATTATTAAGTACTCTTAAATTATCAGAAAGTTCTAATGGTTCAGGAATAAATTTACCTAATATATTTGAAAGACCATTTATGACAGTTGTAAGACTTTGTACAATCTTTTGACCTGCAGCACTTTTTTCAAAAAATAAAGTTATTCTTTCACCTAATGTATCAAAAGCACCACTTAATCCACCTGCCGCTCCCTCACCAGCTCCACCTACTTGTTCTTTCAATGCTTTGATAATAAGTGCTTGTGCCTCTTGTTGTCTTCCAGTTAATGATAAAACTTTTATTTGTTCTTTCTGCTGTTCAGTAAATGATACCCCAACCCTACGCAAAGCTGATAAACCTATTTCAGGTTCTTCTAATGCTTTACCAAGTTGAAGTGCCGCTGTATTTATACTTCCAAAACCAACTGCCGCTAAATCTTGTGATAATTTTAAAACTTCACCAAATGTTTCACCTGATATTGATTTAAATGTAAGTAAAACACCTGCCGCATCCCTTGCTCCCTGTACACTTGCTAAAGTATTTATACCAATTGATTGTGCTAAATTTTCAATATCAACTGCTGTTTGATTTGCCGCTCCACCAGTTGCTTTTATAATAGCTTCTAATTTAAGTGCTTGTTTTTCTGCATTTGCCCCAGCAGATACAAACTTTCCTAATGCAACTCCTGCTAGTGTAAATGCTCCTAGTAAACCTAATGTTAATGGATTGACTCTACCTATAATTGCACCAATTGATGATATTCTACCTGCTACTGGTCCTAATGGTCCCTGTACTGCCGCTATAGCACCTGCTGTGTTCCTTAAATTTTCTTGAAACTTCTTTTGTCCTGATGAAACACTACCAGTTGTTTTTTTGAATTGTTGAAGTTTCTTTTTACTAGCATCAACCTGTTGCCTTAAACCTTTGGCATTTGCCTCTAGTGTAACTCGTATTGTATTTATATTTGTAGCCATTAGTCAGGAAATCTCCTCATTAAATTTTGCATTTCATCTCTAGTTACAGGTGTATTATCCTTTCCACCTCTAGTCAAATTAAATCCTTTTAGTGCAGATAAAAATTCTCTAGGTGATAATGCCCAAAATATATCAGGGGAGAAACCTAATGCTCCAGTACCTATTTCTAGGTATTTTTGGATTGGGTATCTTGTTGTTCGTTCTCCCCCTGTTCTAAAGGGGAATCTTCATCTTCACTTTCACCAGTAAATATTGTTGTTAAAATATTAGCGGCAATCAATGATGATTTTACTAATCCTGTTTGCATTATCATATCACCTACTGCTGGCTGTGTAAGTTTGATACCTGAAGAAATAAGTCCTTCATGTAATACTACAACAATATCTTTCATTGAGTATTTATTTAATGCAATCTCATTGGTAATATCCATGATTGATTTACCAGTTCTACTTTCAATATTTACTATTGAATCAAAGGTTAATCTAAAGACTCTTTCCTTATCACCAAGTCTTTGTTTGATTTCACCCTTATACTTGTTCGCTATTGTCATTTTCATCTCCTAGTGCTTTTTTTAGTTTTTTCTTTGTTTGTATTGCTTTTTTTAGTTCACCTGCATTATCTTGAATACAAGTAATTTCTGCTCTACTTGCTGTTATTGTAATTTTTTGCACTATGAGATTTTGGTATGAATTGACTAAAATTTTATCAAGTGGACGACAATCAACATCTTTTGTACATTCTATAGTTATTTCACCTTTTTTGGTTACTTTTATAAAACCATGATATTGATTGTCATTGATTGTAAAATTAATCACTTCCCAACCATTAGTCCACTTTATTTCCATAATTACGCATTCGTATATGTTATTGTATTAGATGACTCTAAAGTGACAGAATAAGTTTCCTCACCATTAAATTCACCTGCTCTTTCATAACTTGTTATTAAAAAAGCACCTGCAATCTTTGAACCATCTGAAAATACTAAATCATAATTTTGTATTGCACCATCAAATGCAAAACCTCTTAAAATATTTTCTGTTGATGAATCTGTAAATACTCCACTAGCTGATATTGTCATACTTCTAACTCCACCACCTTGTAATAAATCTCTAGCTTTATCATTCCCACTTGAAATGAAAGCATTTGAATCTTTAGTTGTTATATCAACAGCTTCACCATTGATTGTCATAGATGTACTTCTAAGTCCACCAATTGTAGCTGGTGTTCCTGTGCTATTATCTTTTAATAAAAAACTACTACCTTTTCCTGCTGGCATAATTTTATCCTCCTTTTATTTTAACTATCATAAACTACTGCCCTAAACCTCTGTAAACCATGAGTTGTACGACCATCGTTTTCCTTTATTACATCAGAAAATTCAAATCTTAAATTAACAAGATCTGCTCCTGATACACTTAAACTACTTTCATGTAATAAAGCATAAATTCTTGACATTATATTTTTTATTTCCTTACTACCTCTATACCTAGAAAATGAGTGAATGACAAGAGTATGTTCATTACCTTGTAGAGTTTTTGTGCCAACATCAACTGCTGTTTCCTCACCTAGTTTTACATAAGGAAAAGCAGAGTTATCAGGCACGAAATCATAAACTGCAGCACCCAAAGTTGAGGTCAAATTACTATCCCCACTTAGTCTATCAAATATAGTTTTTTGCAATTGTAAGCTGTGATCACTCATTTTTTAAGACCCTCTGCAACTTTGTTTAATTTTGCTTTCAATACTTCAATTATTTTTTTTGTACTTTTTTCTGATGCTGGAAACAAGAATGGTCTTGCTAGCATCTTTGATGTACCAAATTCTAAAAATTTTGAATAATCTGCTCTACTTTCTACTAATGTATTTTTACCATCAGCAACACTCATAATTTGTGAAACAAGATTACCTGTATCACTTGCTGGTGGTTGACCAGGTGCAGAAGCTGTGTGTGTTCTTCTTGGATTATATTTTTGGTAAACACGACCTGATTTTGGTCCTGATTGTATTGATCTGATAGCTTCACCTCTAATTAGTTGTCCACCACCTCTTAAAACATTTGTAAGTTCTTTATCCAATCCTTGTTGTAATAATCTTAAATTTTTTAAAGTTGGTTCTAAACCTTTTATTTTAATTGTTGCCATTATGTTGCCACCTTTTCTCTTGCAATTATTTTTATGTATCTATGATATTCATTATCATCTTCTACACTAATTATATCAAAAGTTCTTGTACCAAATAAAATTCTCATATTGACATTTATATTATCTCTGTGTCTAATTATAAATTCAAAATCTTGGGGATTTGCTATTTGTTCACCTGTTTGTTCATTGAAAATTTGTTTTGCTGATTTTGGTTTTATCTGTGCAAAAGCTGTTAAGAAAGTTGTGTTTGATGTACTGTAACCTCCAAAAGTATCACTTGATAAAGCATTGTTTTGTATTGTTATTTTGTTTCTTAATTTCCCTACTGGTGAAACATTTGGCATTTTAACCTCCTAAAATACTGTTCAATCTTTGTACTTTATATGGTTGTAGCATTGCTCCTATCGTATATGGAATTGTGTTTACCCCTAAACTTGTTACTGCTTCTCTATTTTCATAAAGATGTGTAGTTAATAATTTTATTGCCTGTACTATTGGTTCAGGTACATCACTTGCTCCACCATATCCAGCAACATATTTTACAACATAAGCATTTGCATTTCTTGTTTCTGTAACTGTTGGCCAGCTTTTACCTTTTCTTAAAACTATTCTTGCTTGTTCACTTATTGTATCCACATAGTAATTTGAAGTAGCATAAGTATTTTCATTATCTGAATCATCAAAATATTTCACATGAGTTACAGATGCTACAGGTGGTCTTGGTAAGATTATAAAATTTGTATTATATTCTATATCAGGAGCTGTATATATTCCTTCTGATAAATTAAGATCATTGTAAAAAGGCAATCTATCTAAATATAATTCTAAAGTTTGAGTTGTAATTGCTCTATTCATGTAGGTTTGTAATACATTTTGTGATGCTTTTATAAGTTCAGCAATTAAGCTATCATCATCACTAAAATCTACACGCATAAAAGACTTTTGATCAGATGTTGCTACTGCTGATACTGTCCAATCAGTTACTACTTTTATGCCTGACATTTAAAACCTACTTTTTCTTTTTACCAAATATTTTTTTTACAACTTTTTTAGCTTTAGACTCAACTGGTTTTACAACTTTTTTTTGTATCACATCTGTTGCTTGTTCTGCTCTACCATCTGAAATCCATACACCTGCCATTTCCATTTCCATAGGTGTTTTCATTTCATAAGTCATGCCTTCCTCATAAGTAATTGTAGTTTCACCATTACCTACTGCACCAACTAAAGTATTTTTCATTTTTACTTTCATAATATCCTCCTAATAAAATTCTTAATTGCATGGGCGATTGCTCGCCCACACAAATATATTATTACTGATTCGCTTGACTTGAAGCTGGACCATGTAAAGGAAACCCTTTAGCACCTACAACTCCAATAACAGTACCAGTTCCATGAGTACCACTAAAGTTTAATACAACTCTAGAGTATCTTTTTCCGCCTACATAACCAATAGCATAAACTGCATTGCAGTCACCATTAGCATCAATAGTTTGGAAAACACCACTACTATCAACTGTTCCTCCAGTTACATCTGTATTAGATGTTACATCAGTGAATGTTGAGTTATCGTCAGAGTGTTC